ATGCTAATTTGAATTGATATACCTCTTCTTGTGCTTCGTCGCCTTCTTTACGGGCTTCTTTCATCATTCGTTTAGCATTGGTAATATTGAATAATTGTGATGCAAAGTGTGTATCTAATTCTAATATGTTGCTAGGTTCCTCATTTCCGTCAGCTATGTTATGAGCTACTAGAATTGCTGTTTGTTTTAAGTTAATATCGTCATATAAAATCTGTGCTGATACCATATCAGCAATAACATATACATAACGAGTACCTGTGTGTTTTTTAGGTACAATTGCTATATTGCCTATTAAAATTCCTTTTGCAAATTGTTTTGGTAAATGACGAAATGGTCTACGTTTTTCATCTTTTTGTGCCAAGTCCGCAAGTTTCGCCTTGAGTCCATAAGCCTCTATTTGTTTTACCAGTTCTGGTTTATTTTTTAGATTCATCTACAAATTTTATATATCTATTTAAAGCATACTGTACGCCATCATTTAGTTTTTTGCGAACTAAAACACTTTTGTCTGCAAGTATTTTAGCAGTATTAATTTCTGTGGCTTCTAAATCTGTATTGCGAAATGATTCGCGTTGACTATATTTGTGGATAAAGTTTAATTGTTCGACGGTAACGTAGACTCGGGCTCGCGGTGCTATTTGTATATACATTTGTTGTGGTAATATTAGCCGGGCATTTTCATTAAAAGAACTACCATAGTTGAAAGTAGTCCTGCTATAACTGTGCCTGCCGCAGTTATAACTGTTTTGGAATGCGATTTGTGTCCTGTTTTCATGTCTTCATTAATTTTGCCTAGACGTTGTTCAATAGCAGTTAGTCGATCGTGTAGTCCTTTATATCGTTCACTACATAAGTCAACGTGTGCTTCTAGGTTTGTTTTTTCTAACTCAGTTGGCATATATTTTAATTCTCTCTTTACATCGTCCAGATGTTTCTTTAGTATAATGTACTCTGCCTGTGTCATGCCTTAACTGCCTATGTTTGCCTGTTTGTGCCTTAATCATGTTTATTTATTTTGAAAACCTTCATAGGTAAAGTACGTGTTTATTGTTGCTTCATCTTGCGTTATGAACGTATTGGTAGGAAATGTAGCAGTTTCTTTACAAAATGTTAGTATAGGAATTAGATTAAAATCTTCCAAAAGTTGTCCAACATTTTTTGTAGATTTGTCGCCGTAAATGTCTTCTTGTTCAACTTGGAAGGTAAATTTCCAAATCATGTGTTTACCTTCATATGCTTTACCAAATTTTGTATTGGCTGTAAGATCGTGTGTTTTTTCAGGAGCAGTTTCCCAAATGATATTACCTCTCATTTGAAGTAGTTGTAATAAAGTTGCAAAGTTTGAATTTTGATTACGAGCTACAAATAACGATTGTTTGTCATGTATTAATTCGTTGGCTTTTGTTTTAAATGGAAAGTCTCCTTTTAATATGCCATTGTCAGTTATGTCAACCAAAGTGTGAACTATAAAGGTATACATTGAGTTTATTGATATTTACTACAAGAAAAAAGGGCGAACAAATAAATGCCCGCCCTTTAATATTGTTTTAAGTCCCAACTCTAATTTAAAATTAGAATGATGCCGCCGTAGCCGCAACTACTGTTGCAGAGCTAAGGTTAACTGAACCTGTACCAACTGAAGTTAATAGTCTTAACTCAGTTTGTAAGTACGCCGCCCATGCTTCACTGTTAGTACCGTCGTATGTGTCAGTACCGAACTCACCTTCAAAAATCATGTCAAAAACTTGACCAGCGTTTGAGCCGTCAGTTCTTAATTTCGTGATTATGATAGGATAAGCTTCTTTAGTAAGTGTGTTCAAAGCTATTTGAACAGCACCCAATGGTCCCATTTCAGTAGATGCAAAGTTTGTTCCGTTAACTGCAAAGTCAACAGTAACAGCCGTGATCGTTTTACCTGAAAGGTGATCAGTTGTGTTAGCTTTAGTTGGGTTTACTTTTACGTGTCCCGCCATTTTAAATCCTCCTATTTTCTCTGGTTTAAATGGTATGTCATCGCTCAGATGACAGTATTGTTTCTATTTAGTAAATGATTTGGTAAATTTAGTAGTTATATTACTTTTTTAGCCATATTTCGTCATGTCTGGTGCGTTTTGCGTACTTATAGCCCAGTTTTCCTAAAAGTTTTCTGCATTTTTGTACAGTATTTTTTCGTTTATCACGTTTTAATTCAATATTGATAGTTGGACTATTATTTCTAATTGTTTTCATTGCACCATGTAGAACCTTATATTCAAATCCATCTACATCGATTTTAATAAAGTCTATATTTTTTAAATTAAAACTATCTAATGTTTTACAAACAACCTCTCCGTCAGTATCTTTTAACATAGTTGATTGTTTGTTAGTTGATGCTTTGTGTTCCATGTTAGATAATCCGTATTGAAAAAGTTCTACATTGTTTTCTGTTATGTTTTTGTTAAAGCATTCTATAAAAATTGGATTAGGTTCAAAGCAATATACTTTTTTAAATCTAGTTGCTAGTTCGCGTGTCCACATACCAACATGACTGCCTATATCAATACAGTTGTTCCAACTTGTAACATATTTTAATGCCATGGTTCTATGTTCTTGTTGTGTTCTTTCGTTTCTTACAAATGTAGGTTTGGTATGAATTGGATACATGACCCAAAAATTATTCTTTGCAACCTCAAATAGACATTGATCACAGTCACATACATTACAGTTTTCACAATTTTTACAATGCTCTGAACAGTGTGGGTCACAAGCACATCTATGACAATAATTTCTATTTTTTTTACGTTTTTTTTGCTCGGGCATGGATTACTTGTAAAAGTTTGACGTATGTAAAGCCACCTTTGGCTATATCATCAATCATTCTTACAATAGGTGCATAAGCAACCATTACAGGAGCCGGAACGGCTCTACCCTGTTTAATCATATCAGCGGCAATTTTTGCTCTTCTAACATTGGCCGCACCAACTAATATTCTATATGCCTGCATTTCATTTGGTGTAAGTTCTTGTCCTGGTACAGTTCTTTCAGCATCTATTACATTATCTAATTCTAATTTTTGTTTGTCAGTAAATTCTTGTGCTCGTCTTTGTAAATCAGTGCCAGGTAATTTTGCCCTTAAAGCCTGTAATAATCTTGTTGCAGTAACTTGTTTTCTTTTACTATCTAATGAAGTATAATCACTAATTGTTCTTCTTAAATTTTTATAGTCTGGGTTACTAATACCTAATGCTGATTCCAATGATGTTAAAAATTGATAGTCGTTTTTTAAATCTCTAAGGTATCTTCTTATGGCTAATACAGGAACAGTATGTCTTTGTCTCATAGCCATTGCCGCATTTGGATTTGCTAATTTTTGGACAACCTCAGGGTTACCTGATACTATTGCTAACATATTATGAAGATCGTTTGCAGTTGTTCTTACTCTATCAAACGAACCGTAGTTAAGAGTTTGAGCTGAATACGTTTTTACGAATCCACGAGTTTGTGAAAAGTTTTTAAGCAGTGCAAGAGTGAGAAAACTAAGGTAAATTCTCTCCGTAATTTCATGGAAAGTGTATCTACTAAGATCACTTTGTTTTCGTACAACTCTGCCTTCAGCTACATACTGTAAAAAGGGTGTTAACATACCTATATTTATAGCCATATGCAACGTAATTTTTTTCTAACTGACTTAATGAAAACGGGTGAACACATTCGTTATGAACAGTTTTTAGACACACATTCTTTACCAAATCAAACAATAGAATATACTGGAGAATATTATACTCTACACAATTACGATTTAGATTCGTATGATAGAAGATTTGCTTTAATAGACAGGAGAATACATAATGATAGATTACTTGGTAATAAAGAATATTCATCAGAATTAACAAGACGGGTAAAGTTATTACACAGTCAAGGGTTTAAATTTATATTAGCAACGCCATGGGAATCTATAGAAAATATTAAGACAAAGAGTTTTATTGATAATCCAAATGGTGAGAAAAAAGTATTAATACCAGAAAGAATAGATGAAGTTCAAACATTTGAGTGGACAGGAAGTACTAGTTGGTTCTGGAGTTATATGTATGAAAAACACGTTAATAATAATTTTAAATTTAAACATAATAGTAAAAAATATGATTTTCTTTATCTAAATAAGTTTCCAAGAATACATAGAGTAAAATTGTATAATAAACTTTTAGATGAAGGTGTGTTATCAAATAGTTTATATACTTTTTTAGGATTAAAAGAGCCGGTTAGATTAAAACAAGAATATGAATTGCCTTGGGTAAAGCCAGAAAATTATCCGAGATGGGGATTAGATCAAGATTTAACTGAAAAACCATATAATGATTCAGTCTATTCGTTAGTGTCAGAAACTAATGACAATGATTATGAAGTGTTCATGACTGAAAAAATATGGAAACCTATTATCGCTCAACACGTATTCATAGTACACGGCAATTATTTGTATTTGCAAAAATTAAGAGAAATGGGATTTAAAACATTTGGTAATTATTTTAATGAGTCATATGATTTAGAAAAAGATAAAGATAAAAAGATAGATGCTATTGTTAATTTGTGTAAAGATAGAAAATTTAGAGATTGGCAAGATTTATATCTTCAAACTATTGCATTAAGAAAACATAATTATGATACGTTTTTTAATAGAGAAAAACTGAGTGCAGAAGTTAATAAAACTATAATTGATTTTTTAGATTTTTTTGATAATAATTAGGCTATTAAAAATTTTCTTAAATCCTTCTCAACTTTTTCTATTTGCATAGGTACTTCAAGTCGATTAGAATCAGAATTGTTAATAATATGTACGTCATTAAATAAACGTTGAAATCTTCCTAAATTTTGTTCTATAACTGCATAATTTTTATGTATAAGTTCATTTGGTAATGAGCGAGGCCGTTCTTTATTTCTACGTATAGCAGTTTCTAAGTCTGTGTTTACAAATATCATTGTTGTTTGATATCCAGTATTTTCTAATTCTTGTTTTACTCTTTCAATAGTTCCATATATTCTGCCTGTAGAATCTATTATTAAACCTAATCCACCTTCAGCATATGTTTGTTGTTGTTTAGCAACCAATTCTTTTGATCGTTGTCTTTGCTTTTCTCGTTCAGGTTCTTCTTCAGGAGGCATTTTCCATGACAAGTTTTTCTTTGTCATAAGATGTTTAAAAATACTGTCCATGTTGACTTGTTTTAATCCTTGAAATACACCTGCTAATTTTCTAGCAACGTATGTTTTTCCTGAGCCAGGTGAGCCAGCAAAAAATATTGCCTTATGTCTGTAAGGATCATAAGGACCTTCTACAAGTTCATCTATTCTCATCATGGATTCTTTTTGGAATTTTTTGACAACAGCCAAGTTTCTTCTTGAGAAACCCAATCTATCTACAAGTTTAACAGCATTACCAGTTTTATCAACAGCAACAAAACCTTCTGGATCAGTTACTTCTAGTCCACTGTCAGTTTGTGCAAAAGAGCCAATAGCCATTGCTTGATTCATTTTTTTAAGTACAAAGCCTTTTAATAGTTGTACTGATTTATAAAATGTTAGCATCGCTTGTAAAGGTTTTTTAATTCTAGCCATGAATGCCGGCATTTGTTTCATTTTGTCTTGTCTTAATTGTAAAGCTCTTTGTGCCTTTAATCCTGCAATCTGTTGTTGCATTCTGTCTGCATAAAACTTTTGGAAACCTTGTAAGAATTGATTTACGTTTGTTGGCAGTTGTCCTTGTTTAACCATTGCATTAATATACATTTGGAAAAATGGTACAAAGTCATTATTCTGTCCTAACTGGTCTGATAAATTACGTGGAACATTATTAAGTAATTGTTCTAATTTTTCAATACCACTCATAAATTTTTTTGTTTCTTCTGCTGTAAATTTAGCTGAACCTGATACATCTCTATATGTTGCATTATCAAAAAATACATCTGGTGATTGTGCAAATGATTGCACATCTGCTCCACCCGATGCTGTCATATCTGCAAATTGATCACCAGTATATGTTGTGTGAAATATAATTCCTACCTTGGAGGCATTTATTTGTTTGCCAATATCAGAATTTTCTGGTACTGCGTATGTAATTGTATTAGGTGTAAATGTTATATGTGGAACGCCATTAAAATTTTTTCTTACTATATCATCATTTGTAAAAAGTAAATCACCTTGCACCACTCCTTGTATGTTTAATTTTTTTAAGTGTACAAGACATTTTAATAGTTTTTGTCCTAAATCACCTGTACCGTGGTTTCTTGCAATATCGTTTTTAGTGTAATTTATTTTAGCATTTTTGGCAAATGCTGATTTAGTTGCAACAAAGAATCTTCCTGTTTCAGGATGTGTACCACATACCACAGCAGGAGCACCATCCCATTTAACAGATACTTGTACTGCTTCTGATGATGTGCCTTGTAGTGTTACTAATAAACCACGGAAGTAATCTATCACAGCTTTGCCACCATTGTAGCCATCTGTAATAATAATGTCTTCTATGTGTTCTAGGTGGGTCCTTTTAAATTCTAATAGGACATCTTCTATCAACATGGTTAGTCCTCTTTGTAATCACCGTCTTTAATTTTAAGAACGTTGTTTTTAATATCTTTATTTTCTTTGATACGAGCAACACCTTTTGAAAATTTTTTACTATCCATATTTTTAATAGAAGAATGAAATCGTTTTTCTAATTTATATGCAGTTTCGGGATCGAAATTTTCTTTAATATATGTTATTAATCGTATAGCAGACTCGATAATGTGAGATGCCCTGCTCTCAACTACATTTTCCTTGTCTTTAGTAAAGGAAACGTCTATTATTTCATCTAGTAAACTTCGTGTTTTTTTCTGCATATTGGTATTTATTATTAGTTCCTAGTCCATTCAGTATAGATTCTATGGCCAGTATCTTGTAATAATTCGTTTATTGTAAAGTTATATTTGTCTGCCCATTCCTTATTTTTGTCAAATGACCACGGGTAAAAGTTTATTTGTTCTGTACCTTTCCATGGATGATCACCTATTCCTGGATTTTGTCTCCAATAAATTCTATTTCCAGATTTAGTTTCATGTGATAGTTTTGCAATTTGTGATTCTACGTATTTTTCATGACCAAAATTAAAACTACCAAGAATAAAAAATACATTAAATTCTTTATGTGGTTTATAATCTTCCCAAGCAATTACTTGATCTGCTTTATTATTTGCGGGATCAATTCCCCAAAGTCTATCACCAAAATGTTCTTTAAATAAATTATATCCGCAACCAATATCTAGTATTTGATCACTAGGTTTAATCTTTTCTAATAAAGCCCATCCTGAATATGTAAATTTATCATAGTTAGGTTTCCAATTGTTAGCAAAATAATTTAAAAAGTCTTTGTTCATGAGTCTATGTATGAAGCCTTGTATACTTGTTTGTCAAATAATCCTTTTTTAATTTTAGTAATATATTTTTTATTTGTATTGTATTTTGGTTTTAATAGTTCTTTTACTTTTTTTGTATCAATAGGAAATTTAAGCAACCTAGATATTGATTTACAATATTCAAGTCCATATAAATGAAACAATTCATATGATATGAAATAAGGTTTATACTTTAATAAAGCCTCAAAGTTTTTTAAAGCAATAGGTGTTGTATGCTTTGATCTTACTCTTTTTTGTTGTTCAGATAATATATTTTTGTCTCGACCTATGATACAAATTTTTACATCGAATACTTTGCTGGCACACGTAATAAATTTTTTGTAGTTAGGTATTGTAGGTTTTTTCTTATAAAAATATGGACAACTAATACTTGTTACATAATAACTTCTATAATATTTTCTGTTAGACGAAACTGCATTGAGTAAACTAGGATTCCTCCAATGTATGCTAAAAGGTTCGTCGTGGTGTCCTTGCCATTCATTGTGTTTCATTTTCCAACCATACACAGATTTGTATGATGAAAATATTTTTGCAAATAAATGATTACCAGAGCCTTGTGGTCCTGTTAGTATTAAGAGTTTTGGTTTGCTTTTTTCCATTTGCTTATGACTAATACTAGCACAATGGATCCGAAGATTGCAATCAATGTTCCTGTAAATGTATATGGTAAAGATTTATATAGTTTTCCATATACAAACATTGGAACTCCTATAACGATAGCAGTAGTAATACCATAGAACATACCTTGTTCAGTTAAGAGTTTTGGTTTAACGATAGCAACTAGACTAGGTAACCATACTGCCGCTCTTAGTGTTGCAAAGAATAAAAAGATATACAGTAAAGTTATTCCTGGAATTTGTGTGATAAGGAATCCTGCAATAGCAAGAACTACCATAGCAGTTCTGGCATATTTAATTACAGTTTTATCATCAATTTTATTTTTGTATTTGTTATAGATATCGTGTCCAGTCATGTTAGCAACTGAACTAAATTGTGAATCAAGTATTGCTACAAGTCCTGCAAACACTAGGAACACAAAGAATATACTTGCCCAAGCAGGTAGGAAGTTTGCAATTACAATCGCATTGGTCGTACCTACCATGTTGCCAGGTATCTCCATACCTGTACCTGCCGCAACGTATCCAAGTAATCCCATCATTACTGGAATAATACCAAATACAAATGCCGCAATAACAAATGATCTAAAAACAGATTGTTTACGAATTGCAAATGCTCTTTGATAGAAACTATTATCACCCCATGGTCCACCTAAGTGTCCTAGGAATGCTGTGATACCAAACGTAGCAAATACTACCCAGGCTCGATCAGTGCCAATGATAGAAGCACCATCGCCTCTCATACCACCAAGTCCTGCCACCACAGTATCCCATCCTCCAGCTACATATATTACAGCAGGCACTATTAATATCACTCCTGTCCATACTACCAGAATTTTAAAGACTTCAGTTACCACTGTTGCTTTAAGTCCTGTTCTAAATGAATATGTCAAAGCAATTAGTGCCATTGCTAATGCTGTATAGGTGTAGGGAATTCCTGTTAATACTTCTAGAGTTTTAGAACCTGCAAGTAAATTGATTGCAAATGCACACGTGGCTAATACAATCATTTCTACAATGTAAATGTTCTGTACTCGTTTTGAAAATTTCTCTTTTATAAATCCTGAAAATGTAAATCCTTCTGAGAACTGTGATCTTAACCTATGAGCGAAGTAGGCAAATAATCCTAGGGTTAAAAAGTTACCCAAGCAGAACCAAAAGTGTCCTACTAGTCCATTAACATAAGCCTGTTGTGTACTAATGAATAGTCCTGGTGCCCATAGCCAAGCCGCCGCTACTGATAATGATCCTTGAAATGTTCCTAGTTCTCTTCGTGCTACAAGGAAACTAGTTTTAGTATCATCGTAGCCTCTGCTATACCAATATGTTAATGCAAATGCTATTAGTCCATAGATTGCTAAAATTGATATACCGGTAAATTGATTAAACAGTGGTAAGTTCATATTATCTTTTGTATATTAATTATTCAACCAACTAATTACTAGTATATGAAACTGAGTTATAAAAGTCAATGGAAAACTATGCGGCCTCCGTATGAAAGTGATACAGAAGTGTCAATAGACGGTGATGAGGAATTAGGTTTATTAGTAGGTATATTAGCTTTTGTTGTAGGTGCTTGGTGGGGTTTAGTACATTTAGTTGATATGTTTTTTAATAAACTTACGTGGTGGCAAGAGCCATTAACTATTATTCCTGTGTTGCTTATTGGTGCACCATGGGCCATGGCGGCAGAACTATATGGTAAAAATCCTTTGCATTGGTGGCCATTAGTGTGGGGAACGAAAGTAAGTATTCCTGAACGAGAACCTTTCCATGCTTACGATCCAAAATTAGAAAAAGTATTAAAAAAGTTTGGTCCAACTAGAGTATACTCAGTTGATTATACAACTCTAAAGTTTAGATGTAAAAAAGATGCAGTTATTTTTTCTCTTCGTAATCTCTAGCAGATTGAAATACTCTACCGTGTAGCTTCTCATAATTTTCTAGTTTATCTGAAAGTTCTTTTACAATTTGAGAGTAATCTGCGTTTTGTACTTTTAAATTTCCAACTTCTGCATTTAATTGTTTTATTAGTAAATCTTTATCTTCTGGCATATAATTAATTATATAGTAGACAATTATTTCTGTCAATCGTATAATAGTAAATAATATTATGATGAAGTATGCTTTAATATGTGAGTGTGATGCAAAGTTTGAGGGTTGGTTTCCAACAAGTGAAGACTATGAAAATCAATTAGCAAAAGGACAACTATTATGTCCTATGTGCGATAGCACCAAAGTGCGTAAAGATATTCAGATGCCAAACATTGGTAAAAAGTCTAATAACAAATCTCCTAGAGAACGAGGAAGAGAACAAGTACAATCAATGACAGGAGATCATATGGTAATGGGTGGTAGAGCAAGAACATTATTAAAACAAATACAAAATCATGTTGAACAAAATTTTGAGAATGTTGGAAAGAAATTTGCCAAAGAGGCAAGGAAAGCACAGAAGGGTGAGCGAGATCAAGAGTTCTATGGCACACCTAGTAAGAAAGAAGTTAAAGACTTAACCAACGAAGGCATAGATTTATTTGCCGTTCCTAAAGTCAAAGACAATTAATTTACCTTTACCAGTATCATACGGTTGACTTTTCCTACACAGTAGTATAAAATGTGTACATTAGGTTGTCCGGATAAAAGAGATTGAAACTCCCCAACCATTAACCAAGGAGAGAAAGCTAGTATGATAACTCAGTTAATGCAAACTTTTTTTCCTTATACTAAAAAGGAAAAGAACGTTATGTCACAAACATATGTTATATACACTAGAAACTTCAAAACTAGAGCAAAGCAAATCGGAGTATTTGCGGAGCCGGCGTCTATGTACAAAGTAGATGGAGAAGTTAACGGTGGAAAAATCAAGTTTAAAAACTTGGCTGTAAAAGGAACTGCTAGAAAAACAGCGACTAATAAGTTGTTATCTAAAGGTTTAGATTTTACTGTAAATGTTTTAGGTACAGCACCTAAATCATCTGCATTAACAATGAAAGCAAATATAATTTCATTGCTAAGAAAATCAGGCAGAAAAGTTATTAATTACTCTGCGTAATTAATATACAACATTGTGAAAGGGCGGTAGAAATATCGCCCTTTCTTTATGGCCGTTAAATACTTACATGAAGCAAATTCACGTAGAGGCTAGTACCTATTGTAATGCACGATGTCCGTTGTGTCCTAGAAGTGTATATGGATACAAAGTAGATGGGGTATATCCAGAAATACATTTAGAGTTAGATAAGTTCAAAGATTGTTTAGCACAGTTCCCACAAAGAGAATATGTATATTTTAATGGCAACCTAGGTGATCCTATGATGCACCCAGACATTTTAAAATTAGCTCTAGCAACAGATTGTTTTACATCTATTACTACCAACGGAAGTATTGGATCTAAAAACACTTGGCAACAACTCGCAAAGAACAATATTGAAGTAAGGTTTTCAATAGATGGATTAGAAGATACAAATCATTTGTATA